CTCTGCTAGGCCCATATTAAGGGGCCAGTGTCATCCTGATTAACGACACTCCTGGGCAAGTCTCAGTAAGAACTTACCCACCGAATTTTTATGTTGACGAACTCGGGACGTCCAGCACGTTCCAAGTGATCCTCGTTAACGTAAGAATCCACCTTTTCAGGGGCCTCACGTTTCAAGAAAAACTTGAGGAGAGCACCATAGTCATCCAATTTATCAGTTGGAATCCTATGACCGACAATAGCTGCCTTTACAACTGGCATCTGTAAATCGGAATGCATTTTCTCAGTTTGGTAACCGAGAAAACTGCGTTTGCCTAATCCAGGCGAGAGCTCACCGGTAGCCGGGAAGGGGATCAATCCTTCGAGAAGGCTATCCAGGTATCTAACCGCGCGCCAAAGACCCGCCTCATAGAGGTGGTTCCTTAAGGCAACCGTAGATACAATCTCGTCGACATGCTTCCGTTGTGTAGGAAGCATACGCCGAACACGTGTTATTGAAACATCGTGTCCGTTGTAATACTCCTTACCGCAACTTTCCCGGAATTTACCATTCCAAAAGGATTTGCGTAGATTGACCTTAAATCCAAAAGATTCAAGGCAATCGACAACGGAGCGCGTGTATTTTACAGGGACAATTATATCGTCTCCGTAAACACGCACCTGGCCAAAAAAGGATTTTATATCCTTTTTGGTTAGATGGCGCCTAAGCTCTCGCTCAATGCCCATGAAGACAACAGTCAAAAAGACCATTGCTTCAAAAGCAAAGCAAAGAGCTGAACCCATCGACGCGAACTTAACCAAATGGATCTCTCCATGGTTAGGAACAGCAGCCTTCCGGCTACGCACCGCTTGGACCGCCTGATCAAGGGCGGGCCAATCACGGAGCATCAGCCGTACATGCTGATTGGAAACGCGGTCAGAAGCTTCACTCAGATCGAGTGTAGCAAGATCTCCAAAGAGAGATCCTGCCTTAGCCATTTCCTGATTAGGGATCTGGTCAAGGCTACTGAGAAGAGGTTTCAGGATGTAACTCCTGTTAAGCTCTTCCGTAAATTGCTCAAGAAGGGCCTGCTGCATATATTGCATGCAGGTCGGTTCAATCGCAATAATACGAGGCGTTTTCAGCGTTTTTGGAACGGCTATGACCCTTACAGGTCTTTCGTTCCAGGGTTCACGGATGTTAACTGCAGCCAAATTATCTTCCGATAATTGGAGACTGCTAGAGAGGAACCGCTTATGCGGGAAAACCTCCTCCAGTCTGTCCGTCCACTCCTTCTGACGATACTTACCATTACTGGTAAGTCGTTCAGCGGTGGACCCAGGACCATGCTTGGGGACAACCCAGCCTAACCGTTTTTCAACGGAGCTGAAGAGATCCCCAAAGAGTAAGGTACTCAACCTTTCATAGTCACGGACTAAGTCCTGATTACGAAAGAAGTTGCCAGTACTCCTTATAACATCCAATTCACACTCAATAAACTGAGCGAAGGCTGCATCCTTCCTGTCATCACGACAAGGAAGTTTAATCTTTCCCATCATCAGAGTAATCTGACGCAGGGCAAAGATAGCATCTTCGCTGGGAATATCGAGTAGGCGCCCATCACCACGGTTAAACACAAGATCAAGGAAACCCCCGAGAAATCGAGGGAGACCTCTCTGAAACGCAAATGAGCGGAACAGAGTGTGATCCACAGAACCTAGCTCAAGAGCTCTTTCGAGATCTTTTGCAAAGTCCGGTAGGGTGATCGTTAAAAACGATCTACCTTCGTGTTTAACACGAGTCTTGATAGTTTTTATATCAAGACTGGTGCTAACGCAACATAGTGTGCCCATATCATGGACAACACTAGTGAGGAGTAACATAAGGCTTTTCAAGAGCCCTCCTTAAATGAGGTGTTCTTCCATAGCCATGCTGTTACTAATCCATCAATTCGGAACAAGATTCCACGTCAAAAAGACATAGAATACCGCGTTCAAAGAAATGGAGATACTCAGAAGAGTACCCATAACAATGAACACACCAGAGACAGCATTACTGTTGTCTCCGAGTGATCGGTGTTTTCCTGTCCCTGTCATCCTAGATCTCTCCGCCCAAAAGCTGAGTGACCTTGGCACCAGAAGAAGCAGTAAGGTATGCCGTCAAGGCATCCACAATCTGCTTCTGCTCGACCACTGTATATCCCTGCTTAGGAACATCAACGACGATGTAAACACTCATCGAACGAAGAACGTTCTGTGCAGCGATAAGGGGGTCGGCAGCATACTTCTGGTGATCAAGACGGAGCTGACGACGCGTACGCGCACCATACTGGTGCGATACGCTCAGCTTAACCGTCGCGTCATCTTTGGTAAAATTACCAGAGTCGACGCCGCTGCTCGTTCGCGGAAGCGATTGAGCTACCGCGTTGATAGTGACTGACTGAGGATCGGCGAAAGCCATGGCATTACTCCAATTTGTTTACGCCACCCTTTTGGGGTGACTTAAATGAACCAGATGCAGAACAGCACCTGGACTCCTATCTCAAGGAGTTTGGCGTCTTGGTTAAACCCAAGGCAGCCAATATGGCCCAGCGTTCCAGCGACCAAGTCGCTGGATCTAGACCGAACCCATAAGGCGTTGCCCGTATTCTCCTTTTCCGTGTTACCACGGTCTTACGAGATACGGGTCCCAGCACGTCAGAAAAACCGTGCGGGGACGCTATGACCTCATTAGTCACTATATCAGTGACCATTAAGTATCCATAGCGCATAACGAGACCATCCGTCTGGAATGCCTCAATATTTTCCAAAATCTGGCCAATATTGAACACCCAGTCGGCTAGCCAGCTCCATGGCTGCAGTTCCCAAAGGACTTCAGGCGAAAGCCTGGCTCCAACTAGTTTCCTAGCTAGAGAAGCGTATAACGCCATCTGCTGGGCGGGATCAATCCCATCCGGAAGATAGTACGTATACTGTCCTTTGAACCAGATCTTACGATCATGGTTAACTGTTTGCCAGAGTCTCCCATTTTGTTTCCACGTAGTATTTGTGAAAACATCATTAGAATTCACGTCAATACCACTAAACAAGTTCGTCGTAGACGAGTTGTTAGTGATACTAACATTGGTGTGAATCTCGGGAAACTCATATTGCCGACGCATTCCTTTGCCAGAATTGGCAAGGTACTTCTGAACAAGGTCGTTAGACCTGATAACAGAAGCGGCAATGCTTTCGATGTC